GCTTGTAACCACGGAACGGGGTCTCCTTTCCGGCGACCTTTCGCCAGATACACCATTATAATGGTGAGGAAGGTATTTTGTCAATCTATTATCCAGCTCTTCCCAGTAATCCTGGCTTGTCGGGTCCCAGCCTTCGCGTACGAGAGCCTCGTCGATCTTCACCGCGATCTGGCTGTCCGTGTCGCCCCCGTTGGGGTCGTACCACGAATTTCGCGACATCCAATCACCCGCGTGCTTCTTGAGCCGGGGGTCCGGAGAGCGGGGGACGGATTGTCCGGGGGTGTCGTTGATGGTCTTCTTTTTTAGAGCATCCAGAGCTTCGACTTGGCGACGGGCGTCGTACCACGCTTCCTGCGCGTCGGCCAGTGCCGCACCGTCGGCCATTTCGGTAGCCTCTTTGATCTTGTGTTTCGCATATTGGAGCCGGACGTGAGAGTCCTCGATGGCTTTGTCCAACCGCGCAACATCCGCTCCAGCCGTCCGTTTCTCAAGCACGGCCAGTCGCTCGACCATCTGCTCATTCTGACGTTTCAGCGAGTTGATCAGATGGGTCGATTCGGTCGCTCGGGCTTTCGTGAGCTTCTTCTTGAGTACTCGCTCCTCGCGTCGAGCAAGTCGAATAGCTTCTCGCTCCGGGTCGGCGTGCGGCGTGTTATCTTCCGGGGTTCCGTCATCGTCCTCGTGATCGTCACGAGGTTCGGCATTGGATTCTGGGCGGTTCTGACTCTCGTTCGGGGATTCTCCGGGGGGTAGAGAGACCACAGCGGAGCCGTCCGCGTCCTCTTGCATTTGCAAGTCTACTTTTTCGGTAGTGCTCATAGGTATGCCTTCACTTTCATGGGGTCACCAGTGACTTTTGCAATCACCTCGTGATCGTTGAAGATACTGAAAAGTGCCTTAGCTTCGCCGTTGCCGGTTTTGAAAGGTACTTCCCACCGGTCGCCGCCCCATTTGGGCATTCGAACGTAGTCTCCCACTTCGATCCAAGTGCCTTCCGGCCACGGCTCGAGTGTGTCGCGCTTCTTGAAAGCTAGGGAACCCATGGAGATCACTTTCGCGACCTGCGTGTTCCATTTCTCTGTCTCTTTTGTCTCTTCGGGAAGTATCAGGCCACCCGGTGAAACACGTTCGGCCACTGCTCGCCACTGGACGAGAATACGGCCACCTACAGGAATTGCGCCGGGGTCTATGTCGGGAAATGCTTCCCGCAGTTGCGCTTCATTCGAAGCACCCGACTGATTATCTGTCGTCGTCATCTTTTTCCTTTAAAAGGTCATTCAAAATACCCAGAGCTTCTTCAAGCCCTTGGTGCTGCCCTACCAGTCGTTGGTAGGTATCGAAGGTAGTGGCATGACCACTAACTAACGATTTCAAAATCCCCGCCTTTTTCGACTCAATAGCACCAATTAAGTCTTCGAGGATTCTCATTATTTCTTCTTGGCTTGCATCAATGCGCCGACGCGGGGTTTGGACTCGCTGGAAGACTGCGATTTACTTTCGCTGCCTGTCGAACCGCCCATCGAGCTGCCTTGAATAGGTGCGCCCATTGCCATGCGCTTGTGCTGGGGGACGTTCACGCTTTTTTGCTCTGCATCACTGGTTGCCATACGGTACTCCTAGGGTTTCTTGTGCGCCTTGCAGCGCGGTCATTGCAGTCTTTTCCTGCTCGTGCTGAAGCGCCGCCGCGTCGTGCGTCAGCTCTGCAGTCTTGATCCGTTCTTCGGTAAGGTTGTCGGCGGCGTTGATCGCGATTTTGATCTGCTGCGCCCGGTTCTTGTCCAGCAGGTCGCCTTGAAGCTTCGCTTTGTTGTATTGCGCGTCCATCTGATCTTTCTGCGTCCGCCGTTGGGTCTCCGCCATGGACGTCTGCAGTATCACTTGGTCCGCAGGGTCCATCGGCGGCTTCTGCGCGAACTGCTGCAGCGTCTGCATGAGCTTCTGAATGGCGGGCATGACACGGGAGAATGCCTGTTTCACATCCATGTCGGTATGCTGCGACGCCAGCGCATACAGCTTGTCGATATCGCCTGTGATTCCGGGGATGTCGTAATCCTCCGGCTTTTTGCCGAGTGACTGTTCGACGTATCCGTTCATGTGGCCCATGTACCAGAGCATGATGTGCTGCTTCAAGTGCTCCATGCAAGGGGGTAGGAAAATGGGGGCAAAAATAGGGTTCGAGCCCAGCATCGGGTCGAGCGCGAAGTCCAAATGCGTCTGGATGTGCGCCAACTGGTTCTGATGGGGGTACGCGAATGCCGCGCGACCAATCGCCATCGATGCGTTCTCCTCCGCTGCGTTCAGCTCTTTCGGCTCCACCGCCGAAGGCATCAGCTCGGTAAGGTTCGGAATCTTCATCTGCTTCAGCGCCCGCTGGATGACTGCCCGACGATCAAACATGTCGGGGTACTTGTCCATGAAGGACATCACCGCCTGTATCTGCGCCATCCGCTGCGTTTCGCTGAAGATGTGCGGATCACTCACCGGGATCACGTCGGTATTGCGATTGAAGTCCTCGCGTTTGATCGGCAGTTCCGCGACGATGTCGCCCTTGCGCATCTCGTCCAGATACCAGCGGTTGATACGTTGTAGGACCAGCAAGACCCGGCGCTGGGAATCGTGGAGGCGGGCGTGGATAGCGGAGAACACGGCAGCACCCTGCTCGATCAGCGCCTGAGTAGTTCCGACTGGCGCGTTAGCGTTCACATCCGCGATCTTCTCCTCGCTTGTGGTCACCACGCCCTTGGCCGCGTTGGTCAGGAACCCCAGCAGCTCCATCAGGACCGGCGACGGCGGGTTGAACGGCATCGGCATCGCGATCTTGCGGATATCGTCGATACCCGGACCTGCCTCGATCTCGGTTACTTGGGTGACGTCCACCTGCTGCGACTGGCCGGAGACTTTCGCCCCCTTCAGCTTGATCATCGTCGCCGCGTTGTTGATGTGCGCCGTGTCCAGCAATGCGCGCAATGCGCCAGTGATAGCGGCAGCGAGACCACCAATGAGGTGTGGGAGACCAATGGCGTAGGCACCGCGCCACGGGATGAATTTGAACTCGATCAGCCAATCGAGCTTCTCCATGCTCTCGTCGCCCTCTTCCCAATTCCGGTACAGGCCGACGACTTCGGTGGAAAGGTCGTCGATCATCAGGATGTAGGGCGCGAGTTCGCCGCCCGACTCCTTATCGTCCTCCAGCTCCAGCATCGTGTAGATGTGATAGACCTTGCGTATTCCGTCGTCGTTCTCTTGGAATTCGCGACCCTCGATCTTGTTATTCGCCTTCTCGGCTTTCGATATCTCGGGCTCCATCGATGCCTTGATGATGTCGATGTCGCGGTACAGCCCGCTGGCCACCCGGTCCTCGAATGTCTCCTGCGTGATGTCCTGCACCTCGGTCACCCGTTGTGCGGTGTAGAAATTCACCGCCGAGAATGGCAGCAGGATGTTGTCGATCGCGACGAACTCGGCGCAGGGCCGCTTTTTCTTCTCGTCGTACCACATCTTCATGAACTGCGAGCCGCCCAGTGGTAGCTGGGTCAGCATCTGCTCCTGCTCGTCCCGGAACTCCTTGATCTGCTCCGTGAGCTGCCAATTCATGAAGTCGCGTTTGCGCTCGGCCCGTGCCGTCGCCTCTTCGTCCACCTCGCCCACTATGTGCGTGCGCACCGGGCCGTCCGGGGGAAATAGCTCCTTGATCGCCCGCGACTCGAAATCAATGCACGCCTCGGCCAACACTGGGTGCACGACTTTAGATGCGCCATTGAAATTCGCGCCACCGGGGGCGTCGTTGCCCATGCCGGTGCGGCGCAGTCCCTCTTCGTATTTCTTGTCCCGCTCTTCCCGTGCCTCTTTGTCGTTATCCAGCAGCTTGATGTACTTGAGCGCGAGATTGTCCAGATCGATGCTCAGGATTTGGCGCTCGGCCATGTTGGAGTAGAAATCCTCGTTCTCCGTCGGCCCTTTGAACTCGTCCATCCGGACGATGGCTGACCCGTCTTCCTGCTCTTCCACCTCGGCCATCGGGTCGTCGAGGTCGAACATCATCCCCTGCTCGTCTTCCGGCCCTGGCGTCGGCTGCATTTGCTCGGGTGGTAACAGTGTTGCCATTCTTCAGTCCTTTGCGGTGCGCGATTTTAACATGTCAACGCGATTGGAGTATGTCGTAGAACTTGGGGTCGTTGCGCATGAACATCTCGGCTTCTTCGTCGCTGCGAATCAGGCCATTATCGAATGCGTTCTCGATCGAGGAACCGGAAATATCGCGCGAGTACTGTTTCAGATCATCGTAAACGTCCGGTGCACGTTGCCGCATTTCGCGAATCTGGGGGCGCATGCTCATTAATGGTGCTTCCTCCGCTCCGCCCAAATAACCCCGCATGACGTCGCCCGGTCGCAGCAAGTCATCCTCGGCGTTGAACGTCTCAGGGTTCTTGTACAAATGGTACAAGTCGTCCAGGAAGAACTTGTCTTCGGCTGCAGGTACTAGACTTCGAACGTGAGCCACCGCCTGCTTTTCACTCATCCCTTTCCGAATGGCCTCACCAATCAGTGCTGGAACCATGTCCATGGTGAAAGCCGGTGCAGCCGCTTTGACCACCGTGTCGGCTACTTTCGCTACATCGCCCACCCCCGGCGCGAGGTCGTCCAGCCCGGGAATCATGTGCCGCAGCGCCTGACCGGCAGTGGCGGAGAGCACCGTGCGACGGCTCAGCGGGGTATTGGCCACCGACTGCAACGTCGACTTGATCGAGCCCGTGGCCGGGTTGACCTCTACCGATTTCTCCGTTACCTGCGGCGCGCCTTTCAGCGCCTTGGTGATTCGCGACTCGGTCGCCTTCTCGATGTCCGGGTGGAGCTTGGCCAGCGGGAAATCCTGTTGGGGGCGCAGCCCGAACAGTGCTCGTCGTCCGATGTCGGGCGTGTCTTTCACCGCCGTCTTGGTCCCGCGCACTAGCAACTCGTCCATCATCTGCTGCAGCGTCTTTCGAGCGCTGCCGCCCTTTTGGAATCTGCGGGGTGCGGCTCGCATTTCGCTGCCGGGTGATCCGAAATTACGCGCCGGTGGGATTTCGTAATCCGCCCGCCGGGTCGCGGTATTGGGGTCGTAGCGCGAGTTAATGTAGAAGCGCTGCACCTCGGGCGGTATGCGTGCGTCCAGTTCCTGCTGGCGGCGCATTTCGATTGCCCGCTGCATTTGTGCATTCCGTTGGCGCTCGACCATCGCCATTTCGTACGCTCGCTGCTGTGCAAAACGCTCGTAGTCTGTGCCCGCGTTCGCCTCTTTCGAGTAGAGCAGCGACATGAGCGGCACGGATGCGCGGGGACCGGCGAACATGGCCAGATCGGTCGGGTCGAAGAATGATTCGTTGTCATTGGGCATAAGGGTTCTCCACTCGGGTGCGGTACTCTTCATCCACGTAGTCGGTGTCGGGTGCGACGGGGTCCACCAGCAGGAAGCCCATGTCGCGTAGCAGTCGCAGCGCTTGCGACGTCGTATCAGTCAGGTCGTCCCGCTCGGCTTCGGGGAACGAGCAGATCTGGCTTACCAGCACTTCGGCCCAGTCGCGCGGGTGACCCCGGTGCAGCGTGGACTCGGGGACGTAGACGAGGCCATGGGCGATGATGTTGGCCACTAGGTGCAGCCGCTGGACCTTGTCGGCCCGCCCCGGGTTGTAGGCGCGGCACGGGATGCCCGCCCGCTGCAGGTCTTGCAGTATGCTGATCCCCGACGCCTTGTCCTCCACGAGCACTAGGTCCACCTTCTTGCCCGGTTCGCCGTAGATCGCGGCGTACTCGTCCACGATTCGGGGCTTGAGGTCCGGGTAGGCGAGGTGGTCCTCCCAGCAGTCGATTAGCATCACCGACATTTTGGCGTCCGCGTTGGGTCGGAACACGCCCCAGACACTGCACGCGGTCGGGTCGTTGATCGTCTTCTCGGTGTAGGCGCAGTCGTAGGACTGCAGCACGTACAGGAAGTCCGGGAGCGGCTTGTCGGCGTCCCAGATTTTGAACCACTGGCGTTTCACGATGCCGTAGTCTTCCGGGTCGATCACCTCGGCGTACAGCTCCTGCCGCCCGATCCGCGTGCCCTCGTACTGGCTGATGATTTCGTTACGAAACGTCGGGGCGAGGTTGTAGAAATTCTCGTGCGTCGTGCCCGTGGTCAGGCAGGTGCGCTCGTCGTCCATGAGTCGCCGCACGATGGGGATCGGCTTGGGCGTGGTCGTGATGCAAACGCGGGGGCGCTGGCCCAGTCGCAGCCCGAACATCAAGTTGGACCACATGGTCTCGGCATTTCGGAATTTCGCCAGTTCGTCCACCCATGCCAAATCGTGCTGGGGTCCGCGCAGCGTCTCCGGGTCGTTGTCCGAGTAGATCGTCGCGATCGCGCCGTTGGGCCACTCCACGCGGCGTTTCGATGGCGAGTAGATCGGTTTGCAGCGCGGGTGCGAAATCGCCAGGATCCCCGATTCGCCCTCGATCATGACGTCCCGCGCGTCGCCCGCGTCCTCCGCGATCAGCGCTATTCGGCCCGCCAGCTTGTTCTCGACGTGGTAGCGCACGAACTCCGCGCCGCACCGGGTCTTGCCCCAACCCCGGCCCGCGAGGATCAGCCAGTAGGTCCACGCGTCACCGGGCGGGATTAGCTGGTTGGGTCGCGCGAAAGTCGGCCAGTCGTAGTACAGCTCCAGCGCTTCCCGGTCGGACAACTCCGACACGAACTCGTTCCAGTTCGCCGGGTCCAGCGCCAGCGCTCTACTCTTCTTTGAGCGATTTTTGCTGGAGACGCTGGGCGAGGCGATCACGGACACCTTCGATGTT